AGAACTTGTTGACCGATTGGAAGACAAGATGAAACTGATTGAATTGGCAATCACGATGGCATATGACGCCAAAGTGAACTACAATGATGTGTTTTATCAGGTAAGAATGTGGGATAATATTATCTACAACTATCTGAAGAAGAGAAATATTGTTATTCCTCCAAAAGAAAAGTCTGATAAGAGTGAAAAGTATGCTGGTGCTTATGTAAAAGAACCAAAACCTGGTGTTTATGATTGGGTTGTGAGTTTTGACTTGAACTCTCTGTACCCTCACCTAATCATGCAATACAATATTTCACCAGAAACCTTGATGGAAGATAGGCATCCTAACGTTTCTGTGAATAAAATTCTTAACGAGGATACTAATTTTGAGATGCATAAAGACTATGCAGTCTGCGCCAATGGTGCAATGTATCGCAAAGATGTGAGGGGTATTCTTCCTGAACTTATGGAGAAAATGTATGGAGATCGTGTCATCTTTAAGAAAAAGATGCTTGCCGCCAAACAAGAGTATGAGAAGACGCCTACTAAAACACTTGAAAAAGAAATCGCTAGATGCAACAACATTCAAATGGCGAAGAAGATTTCTCTTAACTCTGCTTATGGTGCTATTGGTAACCAATATTTCAGGTATTTCAAACTAGCAAACGCCGAAGCAATTACTCTTTCTGGACAAGTTAGCATCCGTTGGATTGAGATGAGGGTAAATGATTATCTAAATACCCTTTTAAAAACAGAGAGTATCGATTATGTCATTGCATCTGACACCGATTCAATCTATCTTAATTTTGGACCTCTTGTTGATAAATTTTTTAGTAATAAAACTAGCGACAAGAGTAAGGTTGTTTCGATCCTTGACAAGATCTGTCAGGACAAGTTGGAACCGTTCATCGAATCCTCTTATCAAGACCTTGCGACGTATGTAAATGCATATGATCAAAAGATGCAGATGAAGCGAGAGAACATTGCCGACCGTGGAATCTGGACTGCTAAGAAACGATACATCCTGAATGTCTGGGATAGTGAGGGTGTTCGTTATTCTGAACCCAAACTCAAGATTATGGGTATCGAAGCAGTCAAGTCGTCAACACCTGCACCTTGTCGAAAGATGATTAAGGATGCACTTAAGTTGATGATGAGTGGAACCGAAGATGAAGTTCAAGACTTCATTGAAAAGTGTAGAACTGACTTTCAGAAACTTCCTCCAGAAGAGATTTCTTTCCCACGTAGTGTTTCTGATGTGAGTAAATATAGATGCTCTAGCAACATCTATACCAAAGGAACTCCTATTCACTGTAGAGGTGCCCTTTTGTTCAATCACTATATCAAGAAGAATAATCTTGATAACAAATATTCTTTGATTCAGAATGGAGAAAAAATCAAGTTCTGTTATCTCAAGAAACCAAACTCTATTCACGAGAATATTATTTCTTTTATTCAAGACTTTCCAAGAGAACTTCAAATTGACAAATACGTTGACTATCAACTACAATTTGAGAAAGCATTCTTGGAACCTCTAAAGACTATTCTTGATGCTATTGGATGGAGTGTCGAAAAAACTGTAAACCTTGATTCATTTTTCTCTTAATGGACTTTCTAAAAGATATTGTAAAAGAAATTGGCGATGACTTTACCAAACTCGCAGCAGACATCGATGAGTCTGAAAGTTATGTGGACACAGGTTCGTACATTTTTAACGGACTTTGTTCAGGGAGTATATTTGGTGGTGTATCTGGGAATAAGATTACTGCCATTGCTGGGGAGTCTAGCACTGGAAAAACTTTCTTCAGCCTCGCTGTTGTTAAAAACTTCCTTGATACTAATCCTGATGGGTATTGCTTGTATTTTGATACTGAGGCTGCCATCACTAAGTCCCTTATTGAGTCCCGTGGCATTGATACCACTCGTCTAGTAGTCGTGAACGTCGTTACAGTGGAGGAGTTTCGCAGTAAAGCACTCCGTGCTGTAGATATGTATCTAAAAGCACCAGAAGATGATCGCAAACCTTGCATGTTTGTGCTAGACTCTTTAGGGATGCTTTCCACTGAGAAAGAGATTACTGACGCACTTAACGATAAGCAAGTTCGGGATATGACAAAATCCCAACTTATCAAAGGTGCTTTCCGTATGCTTACTCTCAAGTTGGGTCAAGCAAAAATTCCAATGATCGTTACTAACCACACCTACGATGTTATCGGTGCTTATGTTCCAACTAAAGAAATGGGAGGAGGTAGTGGACTCAAGTACGCAGCCTCTACAATCATTCATCTCAGCAAGAAAAAGGAAAAGGATGGAACAGAAATCGTTGGAAATCTTATCAAGGCAAAGACTGCTAAGTCGCGTTTAAGCAAGGAGAATAAAGATGTTACGGTGCGTCTGTATTACGATGAGCGTGGTCTTGATCGATATTATGGTCTTCTTGAACTTGGTGAGATTGGCGGACTTTGGAAAAACGTTGCTGGTCGATATGAAATGAATGGCAAGAAGGTTTATGCCAAGGCAATCTTGAAAGAACCCGAAACATACTTCACTGAAGAAGTAATGCAACAACTTGACGAAATCGCACAGAAGGAATTTAGTTATGGAGAAGGTTGAGTTTCTAATTCTTAGAAACCTATTATTTAATGAAGACTATGCACGAAAAGTAATACCTTTTATCAAAAGTGAATATTTTGAAGACGCCAATCAAAAGATTGTCTTTGAAGAAATCCTCAAGTTCATTCAAGAGTACAATGAACTTGCCACTAAAGAAGTTCTTCTGATTGAAGTTGAAAAGCGTAGTGATGTTACAGAATCTTCTTTTCGGGAACTTGTTCAACTTATTCAGTGTCTAGAAGATGTTCCTGTAGAGAGTGGATGGTTGAGTGACACCACAGAAAAGTGGTGTCGTGATCGTGCTATATACCAGGCATTGATGGAGTCCATCCATATTGCGGATGGCAATGATGAGAAGAAAAACCGTGATGCTATTCCATCAATTCTGTCTGATGCTCTTGCAGTCAGTTTTGATAATCACGTTGGTCATGATTACTTACAGGACTACGAATTACGATACGAAACCTATCATAGAAAGGAGGAAAAAATTGAGTTTGATATCGACTACTTTAACAAAATCACGAAAGGCGGTTTACCTAACAAGACTCTTAACATCGCGCTCGCTGGTACTGGTGTCGGCAAGTCTCTATTCATGTGCCATGTTGCTAGCTCCGTGCTGCTCCAAGGGCGGAACGTTCTCTACATTACAATGGAGATGGCGGAAGAACGAATTGCTGAAAGAATTGACGCAAACCTCCTGAACGTACCTATTCAGGATATTGTTGAACTGCCAAAGAGTATGTTTGAAACTAAGGTAAATAATCTTGCCAAGAAAACTCAAGGCACCTTGATTATCAAGGAGTATCCTACTGCTTCTGCTCATGCTGGACACTTTAAATCACTTCTTAACGAACTTGCACTTAAGAAGTCATTTAGACCTGATATTATTTTCATTGATTACCTTAATATATGTGCTTCCAGCAGGTATCGCGGAAACAGCACTGTCAATTCATATAGCTATATCAAAGCTATTGCTGAAGAACTTAGAGGACTGGCTGTTGAAGCAAACGTCCCTATCGTTTCTGCCACGCAGACCACTCGTTCTGGTTATGGTAGCTCTGATGTTGAGCTTACTGACACTAGTGAGTCCTTTGGTCTCCCTGCTACTGCTGATCTTATGTTTGCCCTTATTTCAACTGAAGAACTTGAGGAACTGGGACAACTATTAGTTAAGCAGTTGAAGAATCGATACAACGATCCAACCATTCACAAGCGTTTCATTGTCGGCATTGACCGTGCAAAGATGCGTCTTTATGATTGTGAACAGAGTGCTCAACAGGATATGCTTGACAACAAGAAAGAAGAAGAGTATGATTTCGAGGATAGAAAACCTAAAAAGTCGTTTGAGGGATTTAATTTCTAATGAGTAACGTTGACACTAAAAAGTATCTTGAGTTTGTAAATGGAGTTACGTCACAAGAGAGTAAAGATTCAGAAGCATTTACTGCGCGTATTGCAGACCTCTACCATCAAGACTTTCCTACCGAGCGACTGCTTACTGCTGCTGTAGGTATGTCTGCTGAAGCAGGTGAGTTTACTGAAGTTGTGAAAAAAATCATCTTCCAAGGCAAACCTGTGAACGAAGAAAACCTTTTCCACCTGAAGCGTGAACTGGGTGATATTATGTGGTATGTTTCCCAAGCGTGTATGGGTCTTGATACTACGATCGATGAGATTATTGAGATGAATG